ACAGTGATACGACTCCAAATTTTATCAACACTGATATGTCTTGAATATTTATCAACACTGATATGTCTTTGGATATTTATCAACAGTGATACGACTCCAAATTTTATCAACACTGATATGTCTCGGATATTTATCAACACTGATATGTCTTGGATATTTATCAACAGTGATATGTCTCGGATATTTATCAACACTGATATGTCTTGGATATTTATCAACAGTGATACGACAGTTAACATTACATCTTCAGTATCGAGATTTAACAAGATATCTCAAATCTCGACGACTGACAGAATATCTCATGTTTGGAGGATTACAATAAGTCTCAACGATTATGAGTTAGATCGATGTTAAGTGTCGATGCTGTTTGAGATATTGTGTTAATTGTCGACGCTGTTTGAGATATTCTGTCAGTTGACGCTATTTGAGATATTCTGTTAATTGTCGAGAATTAAGATATTTTGTCAGTCGATGCTGTTTGAGATATTCTGTTAATGTCGAGAATTGAGATATAGATGAAACGACGTCGTTATTCTTCTCGACTTCTCAGAGAGAATGTTCCGAATTGAGAAGAAAGTCGGAAGGACCATTTCAAGATAACCATGGAAAAGAGAAACATATTTGGACTAATGGTGAGTCCAAATACCAGCATGGAGAAGTTCTTGACAGACGGGAAGATATAAGTCTCCCACAAGATAGATTCTTCCTTGAGACGCGTCATATCGAAAGGAAGACATCGAATATTCAAGGGGGTCTTCTGGCCAGGAGAGATCTGGATTTTCTCGAAGAGAAAAAACAAGTTCCAAAAGTTGGTCTAACTTCTTAATATTCAAGACAGCAGATGGTAAGTGAAGACGAAAGTTAGATATTTCAGGTCGGGAGGTCAGAGTTACATCAAACGTAAGCGTGTAGAGAGAATGAGTCAGAGACTCGGAAAAAATCCCTGTTTCAAAATATCTCCGAGACACATCCGTGAGAAGAGAAAGAAGATCCTTGTCGACTGGAAGAGACACTGGACAATCTCTAAGAATAAATTCTTGAACAGTGGGATCGTAGGAAAGTTTTCCAGGAATATTCGAATGTCCCATTCGATAAGAAATCTGAACTTCATTTCGATGTCCTTTCTGGATACTTTCAAAGAGAGAGTTCGAGTTGATGTCGGAAAGAACAAACGAGGTTTCATATAAGTTTCCCCGAAGAGTAATCATTGCATCTCTCCGTGTCCGATGTCTTGACACTTTAACCGAAAAGGAACATGGAGTAAAAAGACTTAACTTCCTCTGAAGTTCGAGCGGAAGACGTTCCAGAAGAGTTCCAGAATATCTCGAAGAGGGTGAGATTCGAGTCTCTCTGAAAGTCATGTTTGTAAGAAGAAAAAAATTCGATTTCGACACATCTTCTCTTTTTCGAAGATGTGTCGTTAATACCGGGAAGTTTTGGGTATTTCTTCTGCGACTCGTCTGATGGCCTCAACAAGTGTCCGACAGACCGGAAGATTGACATTACAAAGAAGATCAATCGTTCTATTTTTCGCGTCAAAACTAGCCTTGGTTTTACACTTCTCCCGATAAGATGCGGGCCAACTTTCATTGGGATGGTTTCGAATACTTTTTATCATATCAAGAAGAGATCGTCCCGCAAGAGTTGAAATCTGAACAAAGGGCAGATAAATAACAAGTTCGATTGAAGTCGGTTCCATTGTCACATTAGCCGTCAGACGATACGAACTTAACGAGGATCCGATGTCCTCCTCCGAATTGACAATGGAATACTTTTGAGAAATGCGATCGAGAAAGTTGAGAAGTCTCTCCTCTGCCGTAAAAGTAACCCACTTATTTTTCAAAATAAACTGTTGACTATCCGGATCGTAGGTAATTTTCCCATCACAGTAGAGAAGTTTAACAGTTCCAGCTTGTTCCTTCTCCAAAAAGAATAAGAGTTCTTCTGCCGCATACGTACTCAATATGAGTTCCAGAAAAAAGAATTCTCGCTGTATCGTGATGTGACCATAAATAAGATTGGAAGATAGAGGATCAACATCAGATTGACTCTTGATATCTCTTATCGGCCCAAAAATATCCGAGATTTCAACGGAAACCTCAAAGGGACACTCCTCTACAAAACGGCGAAGTTCCCTTCTCAACTCCACGGGTAAAGTTTTCAGATACGTTCCAGAGTATCCTGGAATCGGCTTCGATTGCATTTTTAAATAATCGTAAAAAGTTCTTCCAAGTGTACTTTTTTTCTTCAGACTCTCGAGAGTCTCTCTCTTCCGGAAAAGGGTGTCGAGAAAACACCTTTATCGTTGGGAAATTTTCATGAGAGCGTCAACGAGCTCCGTACAAGCGGGTAAGTAGATATTCCATTCCGTCGTTTGCATAACTCGTGATCGGGCATCATAAGAATAGAAGAAGATATCCCCAAAGTCTCGATCCGGTTCCGAAAGAAGCGAATTGAGGAATTCAAGAAAGTCATTCTCAAGTTCGTTTCCATTAACTTCGGCACGAAAAGATGGCGTTGAAATTATCACAGAGTTTCTCTGAAACCTTTCTTTTCTCTCAACCGTAAAAGTATAGGGAGGAGTTCCTCCGACATCATGAATAAAAGTATCGGAAAACTTCTCAAGTATCGTTCGAAAGAGAGAGAGCAACTCATCATTTAAACGAATTTCGATTCTCGGATTTAAAAACTTAAACTGGCGAGTTCTCGAATCATAAAAAACGGAGGGTAAATTTAATTCAAGAAAATCAACACTTCCAAGACTTATGAGACGACTCGAAGTGTTCCTTGAAATACTGGTCAATGCTAAATTTCATCCGAAATAACGAATCTTCGATTGTCATTATATTCGAATCCTTTTCGAAATCAACATGAATCCGAAACGTACACGACTCCTTCAGAAGACGCAACTTCCTACGTAATTCCGTTGGAAGATATTTCAAATACGTCTCTGTATATCTAGGAACCGGACTCTGTCGATATGGATGAGTCTCCATTTTCTTGAGAAGAGGATTTTTTCTAAATATCGACGGAAAAGATTCCGTCAAGGCCACATGTCACCCCGGAAAAATATTTAAGACGGAATCTTTGGAAATCCCGACTCGGATGAGATGTCAAATTATTTAGCTGTCAAGAAACACGAAATTCGAGTTAACATGATTTTAACTCGAATTTCGGTTTAAGGTAGAAATCAAACGAATGCGAAGAGAACTCTCATTTCTATTTCCACGAATAGATTTTGGATATTTATCCGTAGAAATAGAAATGAGATGTCTATCAATATATATATATACATATATAAACTTCTATCAACGGTTAATGCCATGTCCGTAATTCAGGAGGAAAGTTTGTTGGACACTCTTCCAAGAGACTTGATTCGGGAGTTATTGTTATATCTTGAGTTTGACTCGGAGATCATCTCATTGTGTCAGACGAGCAATTGGATCCTCAGGATATATAATGAGGATGAGAGATTTTGGAAGAGGCGGTATTCACTTTTTCTTATACCGGATTTGGAGGAGTTACCACCAGGTCTTAACTCATGGAGGGAGTGGTATCAAACGACTCAAAGGTTAGTCTTCGAGGGTCTTGTTTATTACATGTTATATCCATCATACTTGTCTTGGACACATCTCGATTTAAAATGCGATCTGACATCGGCCGTTGACTTGTTTCTTCAATATAAGTGCAGTCCCGTCGAAAAACAAAGATCTCCAATGTTTCATGATAACTTTAACTTATACCATACAATCGAAGAGATAAACGATGCTCTAATTTTTCCCTTTGTAAAATATTTTGGAATCAAGTGGCCTGATGAGGATGTCAATGATTTTCCAGATCCGAATGTGAGATACTTCTTAAAGTTGTTTTCTTTTCATGGAAATGATCCATACCGTCGGCCGAATGAAATTTTAGACTGTTGTCTCTGTTCCCGAAGTTTACTTCTTCAGGCGTTACGTATACTCTCTTTCATCGGTAGTCAAGATCGATCGGATTCTGGAGTCATTGATCCTGCCTTTCATAGCATTTTTCTTGAGATCTCAACAGAGAAAGGTAAACGTTATGAAATATCTCAAACTAATCTGAGTCGTGTTTCCTGGAAGACACTCTATGACCTTGAAAAAGACCTCTATTTCCGAGTGAGTTCCGAAATCCGTTTCTTTGAGTGTAAATCCATCACGGTAACTCCATCATATGATACTGGTATCTTGGCAATTTCCATTATCATGAACGTTTTTTAACTAGAAGTCGAATCCATTCTCTTGAAATGTTACGTTTGGCCCCAGACGAAAGAGAGAGCGATAATAAAGTTTTGAAGAAGATATATTTGGAAAGTTACTCCAAACTTCGCGCGTTTCGACGTCTTTTCGATGAAAACTTGGTCAGAGGAGAAAAGATTAGCAAGTCGAGAAATTTAAAGTTAAATGGAAGTTGGAATTGGAAAATTTGGGAAAGATTTCACCTCTCGGGTAAAAGATTACCATACCATGAGAACGTCTTACTTTCAACATGGTGTTGCCTCGGGGGATCCTCTTCCTCATCGAGTTATAATTTGGACTCGAGTTACACCTGACGAGAGTGGAGAGATAACAGTGGAATGGGAGATGTCTTCGAGTCCCGACTTGACCAAAGAAAGGACGGGAAAGACGACGACGGGACCGGAGCATGATTATACGGTCAAAGTTGATGTGGACGGTCTGGAGCCGGCGACGAGCTACTTTTACCGCTTTCGATATCAGAAGGTTGAGTCCCCGGTTGGAAGGACAAAGACGGCACCCAGGGAAAGCGACATCTCGAGAGTGCGTTTTGGACTGGTGACATGTAATCATATTCAGAATGGATCTCTGATTCCATTTACTTATCTGGCTCAACGGGATGATCTTGATTTTATTGTCCATACAGGAGACAGTATTTATGAGTATGGGCCTCAACATAATGACACTCTGGTCCCATATCCGGAGACACCGCTGACACCTGGGCGGGTCTACTGGCGTCCGATTCATGAACCTCCCTCTGACTGTGTAACTCTTGATGACTACCGCCAGAGATATGGCCAGTATTATAAGGATTCCAACTATCAGAGACTCAATCAAAGACATCCCTGGTTTTATATTTGGGATGATCATGAGTCTGCGGATGGCGCTTGGAGAGAGGGTGCGACTAACCATGACGAGAAGACTCAAGGACCGTGGATTACACGCTTTAATCATGCCAAGAAGGCATGGTTTGAGTGGCATCCAGTGCGAGGAACCAAGATCTATCGACAGTACAACTATGGTTCTCTCTTATCTCTCTTCTTTCTGGACACTCGAAGTTATCGAGACAAAGCTCCCGGAATCTTTCTTTATCAATCCCGGGAAAATCGAACTCTGTTGGGGCCTTTTCAAAAGGATTGGCTGAAAGAACGTCTTTTATCTTTGGATTCAAGGTGGAAGTTTATCGTAACGAGTGTTACATTTTCTCGCTTCTTTCTTCTGCCCTCTCTTCGATTTTTAAAGTTTCTTCCGACATTGAGTGTGTTTAGTGATGGCTGGGAGGGCTACTTAAATGAGCGTCAAGAGATTCTCGATTTTGTAAGCATCAACGATATTAAAAATGTTGTCTTTCTATCCGGAGATGTTCATATGACCATTCTTTCTCATGTTAAGGATGAGAAGGGACGAACAGGAGCAGTTGAATATACAACACCTTCCATATCCTCAGACAATCTTGATGAACTTCTCGGCGACTATAACTCCTCGAATGTCTGGATAACAAGACTTCTCTCTCGATACTTTAAGTCGATCAATCCTCATATCGTCAAGTTGGACACGACTAATCATGGTTATCTCATTCTCGAAGTAACTCCAGATCGAGTCCAAGGCGATGTCTGGTTTATCAGCGATCCCCGTTCTCCTTCTGCTTCCATGGAATATGCCTTTTCCGCTGTAACGTCAAGAGGAGAGCCCCAACTCACCTTGACGTCTTCTCCCTTAGTCTAAACTCTTTCTTCGATTGTAAAATATTGATAGACAGAAGATGAATTCTCTCCTTCGACTCTTAAAAATAAGATCAAAGAATTTTCTCGATATTGAATGATGAGTACTTGGAAATGGGAAAGTGGTTCCCAAGGAATAAGAAACAGTCTTCCTCCGACACTTCCGATGGACAAGTCTTCCTCCTCCTTATTCTCGGAACTTTCATTGAAAAGAGATGATTATCCAGCCGAACCCGTTTCATCTGTTTCAGACGAGAAAAACGAACCCGTTGACAGATCGGAACACTTCTCGTCTCTTTTCCCGAGCACGGAGGAGAAGGAATTGTCCGGAAAAGGAAGAAATAAACCGAAAGCTACATGCAAGGGAGGATGTAATAAAGAATACTATGAGGATACTCTAAAGAAGTATGGAGGAATGTGTTTCCGGTGTTTACAGAAGACGTCAAAAGAATCGGGGATTGAGATGTCTTCTCCAGTCAAGTCAAAAAAGGTACTCTGTTCTGGAACCTGTAACAAAGAGTACACTCCCTCGACACTGAAGAAGCATGGAGGAATGTGCGCTCGCTGTCATACCAAGTCTTTACAGTCTTCCCAGGAAAACTCCCCGAAGAAGCGTCGAATTCAGCCGAAGGTACGATGTAGTGGAATCTGTAACAAAGAGTACACTTCAAAGACACTTCAGAAGTACGGAGGTATGTGTTTCCGATGCTTCCAAAAGACTCTTTCAGTTCCGAAATAAACTTTTCTTCTTTATCCTTTTATCAGAGGTTGCCAACTCTTATAAAAGGTTACTCGATTCGTTATGAAGATCCCAAACCTGAACTTTTTCATTGAGAAGGCATAATTTAAACTGTTCGACTTAAAAAACCCCGTCTCTTTTAAAAGACGAACATTGAGACATGGACTGGAACTTAATTTTCTATACATTTACGGATAACGAATTGGAAGTCGGAAGTTTTAAAGATCTGGCCAAACTGACGTCCATTCGTCATGACTATAATAATGTGACCATTAACATTTTGTTAGACACGAATACTATGGGTTCTTACCGAATTAAGATAGCGGGAGATCCTTATTCATGCGATGCGATTCGGATGACTCGACTTTCTTCTCTTAACATGTCAAAGATGGAGACTTTGACTTCCTTTCTGACGGAGTCAGTTTCGATGGTGGCGGCCAAACATGTTGTTTTGATACTGGGAGGACATGGAGCTGGATGGTATCTATTGACGGAGACGGCATCTGTCATGTCAATGCGTTGTCTTGCGAATGCGATTTCAGCGAGTGGAATTCATCTGGATCTTCTATGTTTTGATGTCTGTCTTCTGGCGAATCTGGAGTCACTCTACACTCTTCGTCATGTTACGGACTTCATCATTGCCTATGAGGACTATGCTGGTTGGAATGGCATCATTGAGCCTCAGACTTTGGAAATTTTTTCTCGACAGAGAGATCCTCTAACTGTTGCTAAAAGTTTAGCAGAGAATCTTATTGCCACGTTAACAGATAAAGATGATCCGACGGATGTTTCTGTCTTATCTGCCGTTGACGTCGACTCTCTCGGTAAATTTATCAAGGGTTGTGTTCTTCGAAAGCCGACGGATGGATCGGCCTGCATTGATCCAAATTACTGGCAATTACAGGATCTCTTTGAAGTTGTGAAGGGATCTCTTTCTGGGGAGGAATTTAGGACGTTTGAGGAGCTCTTTAAGAGAGTTGTTCTCTTTTACAAACAGTCGAGAAATAAGAACAATCCCAAACATCACGGTTTAAGTTGTATTGTGGATCCAGATAAGGATATATATGACACGTCACAGGCGTGGAAACAACTTGATTTGCTTCTGTCTTTTTCGCCAAATTAGGGAAAGTTGGAGAGAAGAGTGGAAATGAAGAGACAGAAGAAAGAGAGGAGATCGATCTTAGATAGATGTTTTGTTGATGGAATTCCGATTGTGTTCGAGAAAGATAGGAAAGATATCTTTTGCTAACAGTTTAAATGAGTAAAACATTTAAATTGTTTGTTCTTCTGAATTTTTCTCGAATGTCATTTCGACGATGATTTTTTTTTAATGTTTTTTATTCTCCTTTTATTAAAACTTCGAATGAGCTCGAATCAGAGGAAAAAAGTAAAATGCCTAAGACACCGTCATTCTAACACTCTCAAGACAGATAAGGTTGAATGTCATCCAAGCTCTTCCTCTTCTTCTCCCTCTTCTCCTTCTTCTTCATCGACTTCTTCGACGTCGACATCATCTTCATTTTTTCCGAGCTCGACAACATCAATTTGTTCAGAAATCCTGACCTGTAAGAAATCCGGGCGACCTCATCGATGGAAATAGGTATGTCCTTCATCCGAAACTTCAGGTCTTCAGGCACCTCCAGGTCCTACAGGTCCTACAGGTCCTACGGGTCCTCCGGGTCCTCCGGGTCCTACGGGTCCTCCGGGTCCTCCGGGAGCTTCTGGAATGAGAGGACCACAAGGTCCTACAGGTCGTGGATTGGATTGCTTTACCACACAATGCAATCTTTCTTGTAATGGGAGACGTATTCATGTTCTGGAGCCATTATCGGAATTTAAAGATGCTGACATTGTCCTTCACACACTTGGACGGGGAGCCCTTACGGTGGATATTCCAGGAGTTGGAGATGGTGGGAACTGTAGGGGGGATTATGCGGTTGATTTGCAGTCGAAAAGACAACAGAATAGTCAGGTGGCGTCAGGAAACTTTAGTACAATTGTGGGAGGACGAAACAATAAAGCAATCGGAGAGTCAAGCACGGTTCTTGGAGGAGGAAACAATCTTGCGAGGGGAATGGCATCATTGGCGGGAGGTCTCAAGACAGAGGCCGGTGGAGATGGAAGTTTGACCTTTGGCGTATCTCGAGACAAGAATATTATTCGAACGAAGGCGACGGGATCACAGGCGTGGGGTTTAGCTGAAAGCTTCAACGATCTTAATAGTACTATTGAGACGGGAAGTAACGCGAGTGGATCAGAAGCGGGAGGGTATGCCCTTGGAGGTAACATTGTAACCGGAGACAATGCAGAGGGTTCTCGAGCCTTGGGATATGCGTTAAATGGAGGTCTTATTTCGACAGGAGAAAACGCAGATGGATCCGAAGCATCTGGTTTTGCGTCAGGACATGAAAGTCTAATTTCGACAGGAAAAGATGCGGCTGGTTCCCACGCCTGGGGATCTGCGGAAGAGAGAGGAATTATCGAGACAGGAGAAGGTGCAAAGGGATCCGAAGCATCTGGTTGGGCGATAAATAGAAGTCGTATTTCGATTGGAAAATTTGCAGAGGGTTCTCACGCCTGGGGATATGCAGATTCGGGAATTATCTCGATAGAAGACGATGCAGATGGAGCTGAAGCATCTGGTTTTGCTAATTTTTTGGGGACCATTTCCATCGGAAAATATGCTCACGGATCAAAAGCGTTCGGGACAGCTGACAATCAAAGTACAATTTCAACGGAAGATAATTCCATTGGATCCGTAGCATGTGGATATGCCCAAAGTCAAGGTAAGATCTTCACTGGCAATGCTGCCTATGGATCCGAAGCCACAGGATATGCGCTAGGAAATGGAAGTCTTATTTCGACAACACGAGATGCAAAAGGTTCTCACGCCTGGGGATCTGCGGAAGAGGGAGGAGTTATCTCGACAGAACGAAATGCAGATGGTTCCCATGCCTGGGGTAATGCGCTCAATGGAGGTCAAATCTTTACAGGACAAGATGCAGATGGATCCGAAGCATCTGGTTTTGCGTCAGGGCCTGAAAGTCTTATTTCGACTGGACTCAATGCACAGGGTTCCCGGGCCGAGGGATATGCGGAAAATGGAGGCCAAATCAAGACAGGACAAAACGCAGATGGATCTGAAGCGATAGGATATGCGAAAGGGAATGGAAGTCTTATTTCGACCGAACAAGATGCACATGGTTCTCACGCCTGGGGATCTGCGGAAGAAGGAGTTATCTCGACAGGAGAAGACGCATATGGTTCCCACGCCTGGGGTAATGCGTT